GCCGTCGTCAAGGCGGCCGAGGGCGCTTGGCGTCCACCGCCATACTACCTTCCTGTCACGCATGGATGGCTCGGCCAAGAAGGCATGAGCATGAGCTGGTGGCAGAACGGGTACACCCCGCAACTGCTTGGTGCCAACCTCGCGATCATTGAAGCCTGCGTGTCGGCGTATGCACAAACAGTAGCCATGTGTCCTGGGAACCACTGGCGCGGCAACAGCAAAGGCGGCCGCGATCGTGTCAGCAATTCGGCGCTGTGCCGCATTCTGCGCCAGCCGAACGACTATCAGACCATCAGTGATTTGTTGATGAATGCAACGCGTCAGCTCTACATGGAGGGCAACGCGTATATGCTTTGCATGCGCAATGCCCGCTACGAAATTTCCGAATTGCACATGATGGATAACAGGTACTGCCGCGCCATCATCGACGGCGAGGGCGAAGTGCACTACGCACTCGGCGGCAATTGGGTGGTGCAGAATAGATACGGGCCGCTGACCACGGTGCCCGCGCGCGACGTGTTGCATATCAAGCTGCATGTTGACCAGCTTCGTAATCCGCTGCGCGGAGAAAGTCCGCTGTGCTCGGCTTATCTCGATTTCATGACTGCGCAATCGATCCTGTCGCAACAATTCCAGTTTTATCAGAACCAGGCCAAGCCGGGATATGTGCTTTCCACCGACTTGCTGCTCGACAAGGATCAGGTCTCGGCCTTGCGCGATCGCTGGCAAGAGCAAACGACCGGTGCCAACGTCGGCGGCACGCCGATCCTGACCGGTGGGCTGAAGCCGCAGGGCTTGCCGATGACCACGTTCCGTGACGCGCAGCTCGCCGAAGTGCTGAAGATGAACAACGAAGGCATCGCCATGGCCTTCCGCGTGCCGCCGCAGATCATCGGCATCGTCGAGAAGGGCACCTTCCGCTCGACCGAGGCGATGATGCAGGCCTGGGTGGCGAGCGGCCTGGGGTTCTGTCTCAACCATATCGAGGAAGCGTTCGGCATGACCTTCGGTCTGGCTGGGCAGCCCGACGAGTATGTTGAGTTTGATACCGCCGCGTTGTTGCGGTCGGCATTCAAGGATCGGATTGACGGCCTCGCGCGCGCAGTGCAGGGCGGCATCATGTCTCCCAACGAAGCTCGCAATCAGGAAGACCTAGACTCGGTCAAGTTTGGGGACGAGCCGAGAGTTCAACAACAAGTCGTTCCCCTTTCCGCAGCGGCAGCCATCCCGAGCACGGGACCAGCAACAAAAATTCCAGCATCGCCGCCAAGTCCCCCGCAACCCTCGCCGCCGTCTTCTTCACCAGCGGCAGCGCAAAAAATAGATAGCGCAGGACGCGATGCACTCAGACGACGAATCAGAAATCGAGCACTCCAAGTCGAACGGGAGCAGCGTCGCCGACTTGCATGACGCGCTGGCCGATGAGTTCGGCGAAATTCTTGGCGAGTATCGAGCCCAGTGGGCGCGTGAGAAAGCAGTCATCGAGGCGCAAGCCCGCGAGACCATCGCCACGCTGCGCGCCGAGATGTTGCAGCTGCGGTTCACTTGGGAGTCGGCGCACCATCACCGCCTCGCCGAGCTTAAGGACGGCGAGCGCGGGGCGCCCGGTATCGACGGCGCCCAAGGCCCGCAGGGCCTGCGCGGCGAGCCTGGAGCCCCCGGTGAGCCTGGGGCTGAAGGCGAGCCAGGGCGCAACGGCACCGATGGAATGCCGGGGCCCGAAGGGCGTATGGGAATCCCTGGCGAGCGCGGCGCTCAAGGTGAGCCCGGGCTGCCGGGAGAGCCCGGCCGCACCGGCGCCGACGGTATCGCGGGACCCCCCGGCCCGATGGGCCCGCCAGGGCCTACAGGGCCCGCTGGAGAGGCTATCCGCGGCGAGGTTGGGGAGCCGGGCCGGAACGGCACGGACGGGCTCCAGGGCCAGCCTGGGCCGCAGGGCGAGGCCGGTCCTACCGGACCAAAGGGCGAAAGCGTCAAGGGCGATCAGGGCGAGCCAGGGCGCAACGGCGCCGATGGTATCCAGGGCCCGCAGGGGCCGCAGGGCGAGAAGGGTGAGCGCGGCAGCGTCGGGAGGATCGTGCCATGGACGGATCGCGTTTTTTATACGTCCGAGCTCGTGACGCATCATGGCTCGACGTGGCAGGCAACATCCGACACGGCGAAAGAGCCGAGCGAAAGTTCGAAGGACTGGACGATGATCTGCGCCGCGGGATCGCCTGGTGCCTCGTTTGCGGTAAGAGGCACGTTCGATCCAAATCAAAAATATGGCCCCCTCGATGTGGTCACCCTGGATCACTCGTGGTTCGTCGCCAAGCGAGATGACCCTGGCGCCTGCCCGGGGCCAGGTTGGCAATCGGGGCCTGTCGGCAAGCGCGGAGAAAAAGGCCTTCCCGGCGACCGCGGCGAAAGGGGGCCGGTCGGCAAACCGGCGCCACACTGGATCGGCGTCAAGCTCGACGGCTTCGAGGTTGTGACCGTAATGAGCGACGGCACCATCGGCCCGCGGTTTTCATTGGCGCCCATGTTCGAGGCCTTCGAGGCGCAGCGGCAGCTTCGATCATGAGACGGCGGCGCTGCGCAATCTGCGGCAGGCTTACAGAGAACTGGCAGCGGATGAACGGCGGCCCCTGGCATTGTTACGACAATAAGGAATGTCGAGATGCAGCAACTGCTGAACGTGCTGACCCCGGCGGCGTCGCAGGATCTCGTGTCTCTGGAAGACATGAAGATGAAGCTCGGCATTCCTGACACGGACACGTCGAAGGATTTCCTGCTGCAGGAGCTGATCAGCAACGTGTCGGAAACCATCGCGATGATGTGCAATCGCGTGTTTGCTTACGAGGAAGTGGACGAGACGTTTTATCAACTTGAGGACTCGCCGAACCGGCCGACGCAACGGCTGTATCTGTCGCGCTGGCCCGTGGTCGCCGCTGACATCACGTCGATCACGCAAGACGGCACCACCGACTTGTTGCCTACGCTGAAAACGAATTGGTTCCTCGAGGAAAAAACCGGCACGCTTTATATGCTGCCGATCATGGGGCCCTGGTACGGCACCATCGATGTCGTTTATTCGGGCGGATACAAACTGCCTTCCGAAACGCCGAACGCGTTGCTGTTCGCCGTCGAGGCGCTGATCAGAGAACAATACACTGTCTGGAGTCGCAGCCCCGGATCGTTCGGCGTGCGGCAGATCCGGCACAAGGAATCGGCGATCGGCTATTACTCGCCGCTGCAAATCGGTTCGACCACCGGGCTCCCCGCGACGTGGACGAACGTGCAAACCGTGCTCAACAAGTTTATGCGCCATTGGGTGTAGATCATGAAGCAACAGCAGATCAGTATTCCGACACGCCCAGGCTCGCTTGTCTGGCGGGCCGCCGCTCTCACAGTGCGCGGCTTTGTCGAAGGACTCTCAGCGGAAACCATCCTGCGCGCAGAGCATCCCGAGGATCAGATCACGCCGCTGATCCTGCGCGCGGCGACGACGCAAGCCGTCACCACCGACGCCGCCTGGGCCGGTCCGCTGGCGCGGCAAGCGGTGTCGCAGGCGATCGAGGATATTGTTGCAATGTCGGCGCTCGGCGCCGTGCTGCGGGCTGGCGCGCTCAATGTGGATCTCGGGCGTAATGCCTCGGTGCGGGTGCCAGGCCGCGCCACCACGGTGGCCGGTGCAGGCAAGTGGGTGCAAGAGGGCCATCCAATCCCGGCCGTGCAGTTCAATCTGCTCGGCGGTCCGGTGCTGACGGCGACCAAGCTCGCGGTGCTGGTGACGATGACGCGCGAGATCACCGAAGCCTCGAACATCGAAGACGTGGTGCGCGTGTTGGTGACCGAAGCGGCCGGGCTCGCGCTCGATGCCGCACTGTTTTCAACAAATGCAGCGACGGCGGCGCAGCCGGCGGGCATTCTCAACGGCCTATCGGCGCTCACGGCAACGGCTGGTGCCTCGCTCGGCTTCGATGCCTGCGGTCAGGATCTCGGCAAACTAACGGGCGACATTGCTACGCGTGCTGGCGGTCTGCATTCGTTTTTCATCGCCGCCCCAGCGCAAGCAACTTCAATCAGGTTCTGGGCCGGTGGTCAGTTCGGTCGCACGCCCGGCAGCGACCTTCTTCCCGTGGCGGCGGCGGCAGGCCTCGCCCCGGGGACCGTGATTTGTGTTGAGCCGGAAAGCCTGGCGCTGACGTTGAGCGATCCGCAGTTCTCCGTGGCGACGGTCGCCGCCGTGCATCAGGAAGACACCACACCGCTCGACATCAGCAGCGGCGGCACGCTCGCCAGCCCGGTTAAATCCATGTTCCAGACCGATGCGCTGGCGCTGCGCATGACGCTGTCGGCGAATTGGGGGATGCGCGCGCCGCACGTGGCGTACATGACCGGAGTCGGCTGGTGATCGAGGTCAGCATCGACGTTTCTCAGCTCACCGAGAAGCTCACCGCCGAGCTAAACGCGCTTAATGCGTTCGTGCCCGAGATGGCCGACGAGCTGACCGAGTGGCAGCGCGCGGATATGCACCGCCAGTACCCTAACACGCAGGAAGACAACGACTCGGCGTCCACCGATATCTGGCCACGCTCGCGGCTGAGCGACGAGGCTAAGGCGCGCGAAGCCGCAAGGCGCCGCGCATACTGGATGCGCCGCCAGCGCAGCATTCGCAACGTCGGCACGCGCAAGCCGACACCCGGGCACTATCGCTATCGAAGCCAGCGTCAGATTCTGCGCGATGTGCTGTTCGAGCAACTCGAAGACAGAATGGATATGCTGTTGGTGGAGAAATTAGGATGGCCGTAAATTTCTCAACCGAACTTTATGCTCCCGAGCAAGACGAGTTCGGGCGGCCGATCATCATCAATCCGATCGCGTCGGGCGGCAGCAGCTATCAAAATCGGGGGATCTACGACTCGGGCGGCATGAACATCATGATCGAGGACGGATCGGTGTTCTCGGACCAGCGCACCATCGTGGACATCCGCGCCGATGAATATCCGGTGCCGCCGCGCCAGGGCGACCAACTTAGCATTCCCTTTGATCCGAGCAGCGGGCTCGAAGACCTGGGCAGTTTCGAGATCACCAACGTCATAGACAATGGGGGCGGGGAACTGACGCTGGAACTGAAAAAACTCGTTTCGTAAGGACGGTCGCCATGTCGGTCAGCTATGCCGCAACGCTGAAGTCCGCACGGATGCAAGCCGTCATCGCCGCGATCGACGCCAACGGTACGGCCAGCTTGGAGATTGGCACGAGCGGGTTAGCCGTTCTCTTGGTGAGCGTGCCGCTGGCAGCGCCGCCGTCATTTACCGAAGCAAACGGTATCATCACCATGGTCGGCGTGCCGCTGTCTGGCGTGGCCGCGGCAATGGGCAAGGCCATCAGCGCGCAAATCAAGGACGGGGCCGGCAACGTGGTCGTGTCGGGATTGCTTGTCGGCGAGTTCGGGACTGACGTCATTCTCAGCAACGCGTCGATTGTCTCTGGCGAGACAGTCACGATATCGAGCGCTCAATTCGCACACGCTCCATGATCGATTGCACAATCAGGACCGCTGACGCGCCGGATACTTGCGCCGTAACGCTCCTGCCGGGCGCGGTCGCGACCATCGATGCCGTCGAGGCGCCCGATATCTGCAACATCGCGGGCGACGGCGGCATCGTAGGCTTACTGCCCCAGTCTGACGCCTACAACGTCTGGGAATCGATGTTCGATCGCGCCTCGGCCGATAGTTTCTTTGCCGGCTACACCATCCGCCCGACCAAGATGTTGCCGGTGCAAGCCAACTTACTCCCGTATCTCGGGATCTACTTTATTGACGAGGACATGCGGCCCGACGGTGACGCCAACGCGGGCATGATCCGGTTCAATCATTCGAGCCGCATCGGCTTCTCGATCATCATCGCCAACAACGACCGCAAGCAGCTCCTGCAGCAGGTCGATGCGGCGTTTTGGAAAGTGATGGAGCTGCTGTGGACCGATGAGACCTTGATGAATGTGCTGGTCAATGAGAACAGCGAGGGCGTCGGCATCGAGAGCATTCCGCGCGGCCAGCGCCGCTTCGTCTGGGGCTCGACCGGGCTCAACAACGAGACCCCGTTCTGTGAATGCCAGTACGACGTCACCGCGTTCTGGCGGTCGGAATGGTGGCCGCCGATCACCGACACGCTCAACGAGATCAACATCAAGACCGGCGTGAAGATGGGCGATACTCCAGCCGAGATGGCGGAGCGGCAACAGGTCGAAGTCGATATCGTTTTGCAAAGCAGCGGCACAAGCAAAGGGTCAGGCAATGGTCAGCGCACGATTTCAAGCCCGTATTCAGCAAAGACGCCCGCGCGTGCCTATGGGCCGCCCGCGCGTCGTCAGGCCTGGCCTGCGGGTCGAGCCAAGAGATGATGCAATGCGCCGTCTCCTGTCGCACCCGACCGCGGGCAAATTTCGCGCGCATGGTTCGATCGAATGGCCCGACGATGTCTACACGCGCAAACGCCTAGCCGATGGCTCGGTCAAGCTCGTGCAGCAGGCGCCAGCCGCGGCACCTGTGCCGCCGCCGCCGCCGTTGCCAAAACCTTCTGAAGAACGCCGGCGCCGCGCGCGTGAGCAAGAAGTCAAAGACGAAGAATAGCGTCTTCCGCCCTCCATTCCCCCACGAAGACGCTTGGCCGGTGTGGATTGCTCCCGTGGTTCACACCGGCACTGATCAACAACAAATAAATCAACCGACCTGACCCCCGCCTATTGCTCGGTGCGGAGCGAGACGCGCAACGCACGGAGTATGACCGATGCCCATCAGTTTTGCACAGATACCCCAGAACATAAAAGTTCCGCTTTACTGGGTCGAGGTCGATCCCAGCATGGCGGGGCTGCCGTCGATCAATCTGCGCGCGTTGCTGATTGGCACCGCGACGGGGGGAACGGCGCCGCTCAACATTGCGACGCCGGTTGGCTCGCAGGCGCAATCGTCGCAGTTCTTCGGCGCCGGATCAGAGTTAGACCGGATGTTCAAAGCGTACTACGCGAATAATTTCGCGAATGAGGTTTGGGGATTGCCCGTTCCAGCCTCGACCGGCTCGATCGCGGCGACGGGCAAGATCAAGATCTCGTCTCCATGCACGGCCGCGGGCACGATCGCGCTCTATATCGGTGGGGACTATGTGCCGGTCAACATCGCCACGACTGATACGACTGATGATATTGCTAATGCGATTGTCGATGCGGTGACGACTTGGTTTGGCATCGGCACCATCGGCAATCAGACATCGCTGCCGGTCACGGCGACGATGACCCCGGCAACTCCCGGCGCAACGCACACGATCACTGCGGCGGTCTGGAGCGGGGCTAACAATCAAACGACCTACACGACAGGAACCCCGCACACCTTCACGGTTGGTGAAGAAGTACAGATCAGCGGCATCACGCCCGCATCTTTCAACGGGACATTCAATGCGCTTACAGGGACGACCGGCTCGACTCTCGTCGTCGCCATGTCGACCAATCCCGGTACCTATGGGTCAGGCGGCAGCGTTCAGGGACCGCCTACGGCCCCCTCGGAAGTGATCTTGACGTGCGTCTTCCAGGGCGTGAACGGCAACGATATTCCGATGATCCTCAACTACTACGGCTCGCGCGGCGGCGACAACACGCCGGTCGGGCTCGGCATCACCGTCGACCCGTTCCTCACGGGAGGCGTCGGTGTACCCGACTTCGCGGCGGCGATTAATTCGCTGGGTAACGAGCCGTACGAGTAC